TTTTACTAGAGTCTTTACTGATTTAAAAGGTATTACGGAAGCAATGGATTCACAAATAAGTCGTATATTAGCGCAGGGATTGATAGATGGGGATGCCCCTCGCTTACTAGCGAGAAAATTGGTAGCTACTATTGATGGTACAAATATGGGTTCTTTAGGAATAACAGATACATTGGGGAGATTTATTCCAGCCAAGCGGAGAGCTGAAATTTTGGCTCGTACAGAAATTATTCGGGCTCATCATTTAGCCACTATACAAGAATATCGAAATTGGGGAGTTTTGGGGATTACAGTGAAAGGGGAATGGAAAACTGCAGGAGATGATAGAGTTTGTGAAAGATGTTCGAGTCTGGAAGGAAAGATTTTTACATTAGATGAAATTGAACCAATGATACCATTACATCCGCAATGTAGATGCATAGCACTTCCGTATATTGAAGAACTTGAAAAATATAACGTAAAGTAGGAGGATAAAAAGATGCCAAGAGGTGTTTATATACATAAAAAAGGAAGGAAAATAACTTGGGGTGATAAAATATCTGAAGCTTTAAAAGGTCATACATTTTCGAAAGAACATAAATTACAATTAAGTGAATGTCACAAAGGGTATGTTATGCCTGAGGCACAAAAGGAAAAGATACGAAAATCTTGTTTAGGAAAGAATAAAGGTAAAAAAATATCTGAGGAACATAAGAATGTGCTTCGTAATATAAATAAAGGAAGGCAGCTATCTGAAGAAACAAAAAGAAAGATTGGTAATAAATCAAGAGGTAGACATCATACAAAAGAAGCCAAAGAAAAAATTAGGAGATTTACAACAGGTAGAAAAAGACCAGAATTGACAGGGGACAAGAATCCAATGCACACCCATCCCAATTCATATAAATCTAAATTTGGAAAATGTGGATATAGACAAGATATTGGAATTTTTGTAAGATCAAGGTGGGAAGCAAATGTATATAGAATATATAAGTATTTGGGATATAAAATTGAGTATGAACCAAAATCATTCAAACTTTCTGATGGTAGAACGTACCGTCCAGATTTTTATATCAAGGAATTAAATTTGTGGATAGAAGTAAAAGGATGTTGGTTAAAAGATGCAAAAAGTAGATTTGATTTATTTCAATTGGATTATCCTGAAATAAATATTCAGGTGATTGATCCTCTTAAATATAAAGAATTATTACAAACATACTCAAGTAAAATAAATATGGAAGGGTAATGCTATGTGGGACATAAATGATGTAGATAAGCACAAGAAGGGTTTATCTGACAAAAAGAAAAAGCAATGGGTTCGCATTGCAAATGCTGTTCTTGCTAAATGTATGAAGGATGGTGGGACTGATGAGGAATGTGCTCCAAAGGCTATTAAACAGGCCAATGGTGTAGTAAATACAAATAGCGGTGAATACGCTATTTATAAGAATAAACCAGATTCTGATTATGAGGTGACTCTTACTGTCCATCAGGAAAAGCCTTATTATATTGTTCCTGTGGTTATGATGGTAGAGGGAGTTCATAGTGGGAGTCATGGTCCACTACTTCATAAGATAGATGAGCTTGGTAAGATTCCTGCAGCGTGGAATGGTATTCCTGTTGTGATAGATCACCCGGAGGATAAAGATGGTACACCTATTTCTGCTAATGCCCCTGATGTGATTGATAATCGTTCAGTAGGTAAAGTTTACAATACTACTGTAGATGGTTTAAAGTTAAAGGCTGAAGCATGGCTGGATGAGGATAAATTGAATGAAATAGCCCCGGAGATTCTACAGGATATCCTTAATAACAAACTGATTGAAGTCAGTGTTGGGGTATTTAGTGAAGAGCAAGATGAAGAAGGGACTTGGAATGGGGAAGAGTATAAAGCAGTTGCTTATAATTATCGCCCGGATCATCTTGCTATTCTTACTGAATTTGTAGGAGCTTGCTCTTGCAAAGATGGTTGTGGGATACGAACAAACAAAGATAGTATGGAAGCCGAATTGACACTTTCCGGTAAGGATTTGGCTCTTGCCTTAAACAGAAAAGGGCTATCATTTGTAGAAATCTGTAGTAATGCAGACGCAAGTTTTCGTGAAAGAATGGATGCCGCTTATACGGTTTTACGGAGTTTTGAGACGAGAGATACGTACTGTTACTTGGAAGAAATGTATGATTCATACTTGGTATATGTAAAGAGTTCCAGTGATGGAGCCAAAATGTATAAACAGGATTACTCCTATGAGAGTGGGAAAATCGAATTGGTAGGGAATCCTGTTGAAGTCCATCGTAAGGTGGAATATGTGACTAATAATTTAAGTACTAACAAAAAGGAGGTAAACATGAGCAAAGAATGCGCTCCTTGCATCAAAGCAAAAGTGGATGATCTGATTGCCAACAGTCAGGGCCGCTGGACCGAAGATGACAGGGAATTTCTTCAGACTTGCTCCGAAGCCCAGCTGGACAAAATGAAACCCACTGAGGTTGTGAAGGAAGTTGAGAAGAAAATTGAAGTGAACAAGCTTACTCCGCAGCAGGAAGCAGACCTCGCCTTTGTTGCGAATATGCGTGCGGAGAAGAAGCGGACGATGATCTCAGAGATTCAGGCCAATACCGAACAGGGTACATGGACTGATGACGTACTTGGAAAGATGGATGATGATGTCCTTTCGAGGATTCATAAATCCGTAGGTAAGAAGGAAGCCCCGGTGGATTATTCCCTCGGTGGTGCCGCTCCGGTTATTAACGCAGGTTCTCCAGATGAAATTCTGACTCCTGCTGGAATTGATATTGAATAAGGGAGGGAATGATCATGACTGCAAAGAATACAGTTATTTTGAAGAACTACTCCAATATTTTTGAGGAGTATGTTGCTGGTGCAGCGACCATTTATCCCGGTTGCCTCGTAGAACTTGGAAGTGATGGTAAGATTCTGGTTCACAACGGAGCAGGTCATCCCGCTCTTCCGATGTTCGCTATTGAAGATGCTCTTCAGGGTAAGGGCATTGATGATGCCTACGCTACCGGAGATGTGGTCCGTTGTTGGATACCAAATCGTGGGGATGTTGTTTACGGGATTCTTGCTGATGGCCAAACAATCGCCAAGGGTGATTTTGTTGAGTCCAACGGAGCAGGTTATCTCCAGAAAGTCGGACAGGCATCTGCTTCCACTGGTCCTATCGGGATTTCTCTCGATACGGAAAGTGCTGCTGCAGGATCAGAAGACAGTGATATCAACTTCCTCTCTGTTAACAGGAGGATTGCTGTACGTATACTTTAAATAATAGGAGGAAAAGACAATGAATGATATCAATGTTGATCTGATTTTCAACGGACAGGCTCAGGGAGCAGTTGCTCGCATGCTTGCAAACAACGGCAAACTGGATGTTGGCCGTATGCGTCCGTTCGTGGACCAGTATGGAAGGTCTTGCGTAACCGTGTATATGGGAGGTAATCCCAAGAAGAAAGAGAGTTGGAGAACCTTGGTTACTAACGCAGGTGCCACACTCCGCAGGGAGGAATGGAAAGCACTTGATGAAGCTATCATGGAACCGGCTCGTTCGAGACTTGGCGGGATTAATGACCTGACTTCAAAGAACCTTGTGTACAATCTCGGCAATGCTATGGGTACCACAGTACTCGAATGGCATGACGTGAATGAGGCACTTGAGGCTGAAATGACAATGGATGGTATCACGAGAGCCAAAAACGACCGTGTGACCTTCCAGCACAATTATCTGCCTCTGCCGATTATTCATGCAGATTACGAGATCAATACAAGGGAACTTGCTGCCAGCCGTAACTTGGGGAATCCCCTTGATACCACCATGGCTGAACGTGCTGCTCGTAAAGTTCTGGAAAAGCTTGAAGCTCTCCTCTTTACGGACAATACGTACTCATTCGGAGAAAAGGATTCACGCCTGCGTAACTCTATTTACAGTTACGTGAATTTCCCGGACCGTGTTTCTGTCAACCTGAGTATTCCTTGGGATAACTCTGCTTGCACAGGAAAAATGATTGTTCAGGATGTTCTCGAAATGAAACAGGCCAGTATTGCTAATAAGCATTATGGCCCGTGGACACTGTATATCCCCACCACCTACGAAACTGTACTTGATGAGGATTATGTGGGTTCAAATCCTGATACTGCTCCGACCGTCACCGTGCGTAAGAGGATTCTTGACATTGATGGAGTGAATGAAATCAAGGTTTCTGACACTCTTGCAGATGACAACGTCCTTATGATTCAGATGACTCGTGACGTTATACGCCTTGTGCGTGGTATGGGACTG